CTACCAATTGCTGTATTGTTATCGGCTGTGGTATTTGCATCTAGAGCTGCTATACCTACTGCAACATTAAAACTTCCTGTGGTGTTTTTATCTAAAGCATGAGAGCCGACAGCAACATTACTAGCACCTGTAGTGTTTGATAAAAGTGCATCGTGACCTACTGCTGTATTATCACTAGCTGTAGTGTTTACAGCTAAAGCACCTAAACCTAATGCTGTATTATCACTACCTGTTGTATTCGCTAGTAATGCCGATGTGCCTACAGCAGTATTAGCACTACCTGTGGTGTTCGCACTTAAAGCTGATTTTCCTACAGCTGTAAGATTATTAGCTGTAGTACTTGCATCTAAGGCAAAAGAACCTACTGCTACATTGTTAATACCTGTAGTGTTTGCAAGACCTGCTTCACCACCAACAAAGGTGTTATTAGTACCTGTAGTGTTATCTCTACCAGCTGCATAACCAACTGCTACATTATAAGAGTCTGTGCTAGTAGTAAAATTTTGTGAAGATAAAGTTGATAAACCAATAGCAACATTTCTGTCGCCTAGTGTATCTGCATTTAAAGCGTTATAACCTAATACTGTATTACTATTTCCTGTAGTTAAATTAGTACCAGCTAAAGAACCTATTACTGTATTTAAAGTACCTGTTGTAAGACTATCTAAAGCTGTATCACCTAAAGCTACGTTGTTTGTACCAGTTGGATAATTACCATCAAGTTTTATTGTGCCACCATCTACTGAGACGTTACCAGCTACTGTAAGACCGTCTGTGACTGCTGTACCTGTAACATCTATACCTGATGTATTTACTGACATAATTGATGTTCCGCCTTGAGTAAACGTAGTTGTGTCACTACCTGCAAACGTAATGTTAGTATTATCGTCTGCATCACCTTTAATCTTATCAAGGGCAATCGTATCTACATTTATTACTGAGTTGTCACCAAGGTCTAAACCATCAGCAACAACTGTACCTGTAACATCTATACCTGAACTTGTTGTTTGAAACTTTAAAGAGTTGTTGTGATAAAGTATAGCTTCTCCATTTGACACACCTCTAAACATTTTTACATCTGAAGTATTTGAAATTTGAACATTAATACCTCTAATTAATAAATCTCCATTACCTGCTTCATTTATATAAGAATTTGAACCATCATGATAAATTTGAAGGTCATCACTAGCACCAAATGCAGCTATACCACCATCACCAAGTTTTATATCGTGATTAAAGGTTGCAGTACCTGCATCTGACATATCAAGGGTAAGGGCAGTAACACTTGAGCCACCATCGCTTCCTTTAAATAGAATATCAGCATCATCTGTCATTGTCTGAATATCTAAAGTTCCACCTGTTACTTCCATACTAGGCGTTGAGTCTAGTTTAAACCTGTATGTTGTAGTGCCGCCATCTTTAAAAAATACATCACTTCCATCAGCATCAAGAGTAATATCTCCACCTGAATCAATAGTGAAATCACCACTATCAGAAATAGTAGATCCATTAATTGTTATATCGTCTACTGTAAGTGTTGTAAGCGTACCAAGACTTGTAATGTTTCCTTGCGCTGCTGTTGATAAAGTTCCTGCTAACTCTCCGCTAGATCCATAAATGACGGCTTTGCTATTGACAACGGTATTAGCACTAGAGCCATCAAGTAAATTTAGTTCAGCTGCGGTTGATGAAACAGTAGTGCCGTTCAACGACAGAGCATCTGTTTCGAGTGAACCGTTTATATCCATATTGCCTTCAAGGTCAATATCGCCATTAACAATTAAATCATCAGTTACTGTAAGGTCGTCTGAAATAGTTAAGTCGTCTACTGTAGTAGTGCCGCCAAGATTTAGGTTGGTAAAGGCATCTACCATAGCTGCACCAGAGCCAGCTCCGTCTGAATAAATAGCTTTTACATGCCCTGCTGGAATCGTGACACTTGCTCCAGAGCCTTGCGAAATAATGATATTTTGTGATCCAGAAGTACCGTTTTCAATAAACCATAGTTTAGATACGGTATTTGGGCCTATTGTTATAGTACAAGCTGAATCTAGTGTACCTGTATATTTTATGTACAAAGATCTTCCCGGATCAGTAGAACCGTCTGCAATAGTAGTAGTGTGGGTGTCTGCGTTGGTGGTTATAGCCTCTGTACCAAAGCTAAACGCCTCGGCGATAAGCTCTAAATTAGTATTAGTTTCTGTACCCCAAGTACCAGAAGATTCACCAGTGCCAATCTCTTTTAATCTTAAATCATTTGTATATTCAGCCATACGTTATGTCCTCTAATTATTACGCCGCGTCTCTTCCTGCTTTTATATTAGTATAATTGGGAGATTGACTCGTCGCAACCTCTGAATAGCTAGCAGTTTGTGAGGTTGAAACTTCGCTAAAGCTAGGTGTCTGTGATGTGCTAATCTCACTATAGCTTGCAGTTTGCGTGGTGGAGACTTCTGCAAAGCTTGCGTTTTGGTCTGTATCTATCTCTCCGTATACCAAAATAAAGCCTGGATTCGTTGTTATATCAACACCTGTGATATTAACATCAGCTGCTGCCGTTGGACTAATTGCGCCAACACTACTGTTAGATGCTTGCCCTGTAAGCTCTAAAGTTATGCCAAAGGTGATAGTCGGTGTGCCTAATTGCGATGTGGCAACTTGCGAGTTCGGTGTTACATTTGCCGCAGCATTAGTAGTTACAGATCCTGAACTTGCGGTCATTACACCAACCGTTGACACAGTTGTATTTGCATCTGCTGTCGGTGCTATAGATCCTACAGCACTGGTAGCTGCTTGACCTGTTGGTATGATGTTGGCTTTGCCAGTTATGGTTAGAGCGCCTGTGCTTCCTGTGGCTGCAACTCCCGTAACTGAAACATCGGCTGCTGCGGTAACGCTTGGAGCTCCTAAGCTAGTGGTTGCGGCGGTGCCACTGACTTGTACTATGGCTGCGGCAATAACGCTCAGTGATCCAGTCGATGCTGTAATCGATTGACTAGCTGGAGTTACATCGGCCTTGGCGACTACGCTAACTGAGCCAACCGCAGAGGTTATCGCGCCAGCAGAAGATACTTCTGCTGGTAAAGGCGTTCCCCATGCGGCTTCTCCCCAGGATCCTCGGCCCCAGCCTGTTAAGGTATTGTTGCTCATTAGCTTAGATTATCTCTAACTGCAACTAACAAAGTCTTAATATTATTAAGATCTGCGCGCACTGGATCTGTCATAAAATCAAGTGTAAGCATAGAGTCAATAGTAGCTATGGCGCTAATAATTTTTTCTTTATCGGTCATAATTAGTCATATCTTGATAAAACATTTTTTACAATATTACGATAAGCTCGTGATTTAGACGCTATATCTGCGTCTTTTTCTTCTTTATCGTAATCAAAGACCAGTGTCGGTGAAGATGTCTGCTGTGTCTTCGAAGATTTTTTTAGGCTCGCCAACCCTCGTAGTCGTGTCGATTTTTCCATAACCATCTGCTATTCCCTCCTTTCTAAGTTTATTATAAGTTATATTTTGTTTACCTCTATTAGCTAAGGCGTAATCTGACGGAATCAGTCTGCCCTTTCTTATAAATCTATCATTCATTCTAATCAATGCTAAATCAGGATCTATTTCTGTTAAAACCAAATTCACTCTATAGCCTTCGTTTTTTAAATTATTTGTTAATGTGCGTATCGCATCAGTGTCATTACCAACTTTAGGTAAAACTAAATTGTCACCTCTTGCAATGGCTGTTTCCATCACTTTGTTGGATAAAATTTTAGACTCGTGGTGCGTTGCATTAGATCCGATTCCGCCTTGGTATTCGGGTAGTATTTTTTTTGATTCATCAGCATCAATTATTGTGGCTTTGTTTTTAATTGCAATAGGATTAGATATTCTGCTTTTCCCTGCTGCTGGTGGACCTATTACTATTGTTGCCGACTTTTCACCTGTATTTTTTGCCATAACATTTATGGGTATAGCCAAATTTTCTTCTCGGTATGCTAAAGTTCTGCCTCCTTTGTAAAGCTCATCAACTGCATCGTCATAACCCGTTACTGATTTACCTGCGATGTTAAATTTTCTGTTTTTAACAAAGTCATCAGTGCCGTATCCTGGCATATCTCTTGTTAATGGTATATCTTCCATAGCTTTTGTTGCTTGTACCACCGCAGGGTGGTTTTTAGCTTGTTCTAATTTATCAGCGTTTGAAAGCTTAGGATCATCAAGTATTTTTTTAAGATCCAGCATATCATCATCTAAGACAGCAATGCCGCTTTTTAGCGCTTGTTTACCTGGTCGTAATAAATCACCAATCAGCGGTAGCGCACCAAGGGTTGAGAGTCCAGCGATACCTGCATACATTAAGCCAGGTTTGATATTGCCCTCTCTAAACTCTTCGATTGCATCGCGGCCATATTTACCGCCAGCGACTAAATCTGCTGCCATTCCGGGCGGTGTAAAACCAGCTAATATCTGCGCTGGTATTGGCACATTCTCTTCGTAGCCTTCAACCACTCGATCTAAAAGATCTTTGTCAGCTGCTCCACCTTGTTGGAATATGTCAATATTTTGATACATTCCATGATTATAACTGAAACGCTAACTTTTTCTATTCGTGGTGCAGTCCTTGGAACTTACGTTTTAGGATCCTGTGGACCTTGTGATACGGAAAATCCTCATAGCCGGGATGAGAGCTTTGAATCTGTTTGGCTATTTTCCTTGCGCCTAAGCCTTTTTCGCGTAATGCCCAAATATGTTTGAGCACTGCAAACTCCTCTGGTATAGGCACTAACTTCGTTCTGCGTCTGCTGCCAGAGTCGTCATACTCCTTGCGATAACCAAACGGCACATGTCCACCGATTGAGTAGCCTTTCTCTGCATAGACAAGTTTGCCACCGTTAAGTCTTGACATAATCGTTTCTCTTTCAATTTCAGCAAACATAGCCATATTAGTGACCAGTTGTTGGTTGGCGATCCTTGTCATATCCATCTTTGCAGCTAATCCTGTTTTGGCTTTTTCTTTCGGTAAAACCACAGGTATATCATTAAACATATCGCAGAAATACAGTGTAATACCAGTCTCCTCAAGTGTAGGTATCATGTTCAGCATTTCTAGAAAAGATCTTGCAAGCCTGTCTAATTTGGTTGCTACTATCACATCGTTGGCGTCCATCACGTCGGTCAGCTCCCTAGAGCCTGGTCGCTCTAACAATGGCTTCATGCCACTGATACCAGCGTCGGTAAAGAACTTATCAACTTTCCTGCCACCATATTTGTTAGCGACAAACTCCTCAATCGATCTTTTTTGTTCTTCGAGTGAAGAACCGTCTTTGACCTGTTGCTCAGACGATACTCTGATATAGCCATAGATATGGTTTACTTGTTTTCTTGGTTCAATCATGCTGCCTCCGTGTAATTTGTAAACTGAATATGTAGCTTGCCTGCTTTGATATGCAGTCCATAAAAATCACATTTTGAATACTCAAAGATAGGTCTTGGATACTTGTATCTTCTTTTCGTAAAATCTAACCAAAAGAAAAATGACCAGCAAGGCTTTACAGAATTTATCTGAAACCCGTACTCTTGCTCCTTGGCTCTTGGTTTTATTGCGTTTATCGTATAATTCATAGTCCCTCCATAAAAAATTTGTTACTCACGATACAATAATAACAAATGAGCAGATATTTGCAACTATTTATAAAATTTAGTATATTAGTTTTTATAAATTAATTTTGAGGGAAAATTATTATGAGTGAAGAAAAAATGGAGTGGCAGCTTATAAAGCCAACAAGAGACAGAAGCTCTTATGACAAATATATAGAGGATGCTGAGTTGCCTGTAAAAATCGACAAAGATATACCTATGCCTGGTCAAAAAAAACCTTTTATATGGGTTAAGCTAGCAACCAAGATGGAGGTTGGTGATTCTGTATTATTTGATAATGAAGATAAAGTTAGGGTTTTGCGTCAAGCTGGTTATCAAAAAGGTATAAAATTTAAACAACGCCGAGTAGATGAAGGTATAAGAGTTTGGAGGGTTTTATAATGAGTGCACCAAAACATATCAAAGATACTTTGTATCCAGTGTTAATAGAAATTTTTATTCGCTACTTGTCCAGAAAACATGACAAGCCATACAATCAGATAGCTATGTCTGAGATGGCGCCAGAGGATCTTAAGCTGTGGCAAGAGATTGAAGAGATGAATGGCCGCAAGGTTGGCGTGGTTTATAAAGACGATGCAGCGACAAGGGTGGTGCATTGATGATTAAGAGCATGATTAAACAAATAGAAGTAATAAAGCTTAATAAGGATATACAGTTTTTGACAAAACATTATTTTCACAACAATACAAGTATGGCAAAAGCTCTTGATATTCTGCCCAAAGTTTTGCGAGATTTTACAAAAAAGGGAGTTATGCCACAGGATAAAAAGTTTGAGAAGATGATAAAACGAGTTGATGCTATAAAGCTAGAAATTAAAGAAGCAAATGAATACAAACCAGAGGATTTTTTCAGTAATTAAGAGTGATGCTTGATTGGTTTTGGAACTTAATCGATAAATGCGTTGAGAAATCGTTGCAAAACCAGTCTAATAAATTATTTGAGAGGGAGGTTAAACGCCATGAAGATGAAAGACGAGATTGAGGGTGTAGCACGACATTTACGCCTTGTTTGTTCACAACAGATCGAAGATCTAGAAGATCAACTGCCACAAGTTACCAATCCGGTGGAACGAGAGGATCTACAAAAACGGATCGACACGTTGCACGAGATGACAGATGAAGTGAATCGACGCGCTGAGGTTTTAATTGTAAAGTATGAAAATGATAGCAAAAGCTAAATGTGAAAAATGTGGCAGGACTATTCCTGTCAGTGAGTTGCTAAGGCACAAATGTGAGGGTGAAGTGCCAAAACATTTGCGCGATGTGCCTGATGATAAAATGTCAAGCTTGCGCACTATGTTTGCGCCACGCTTTTAACGAAACGGCGGGCCTGTAAACCAACAAACTACGACATAACGATTGCCTTTGGTTACCGGTTTGACCTGATGCGAGATAAATGAGCTAAAAGCTACAATTTCACCTACCTTGGGACGCGTACAACTAGGTTGTTCGCCGGTTCTAAAGCACAATTCGCCGCCTTCGTACTCTTCATTCAGGCAAAGTGTCATACTTATCTTGCGTGTGGCAGCTGTGCCGTCAGGTCCAATGTCAATATGATAGCCATAGCCGTTACTTGGAGCCTCATAGTGGATAAGTTGCGCTGTTTCAATGCCAGTAATTTGATAATTAAAGTATTTATTGGCTACAACAGCGATTTTATTAAGGATTCTGTAGAGACGGTCTTGGTTAGCGTCAATGTAGTGAATCTGCGCATCCCGGATATCAATATTTGCTGTCTCCTTAGCGTTTTTGTGCACTTTTGCTTGCACTGGCTCGCTTTCAACCAAGTAATCTAAGAACAGATCTACTTCATCTTGACTGATCGACAGTCCAGTAACGCCGTGATTGGGTGTTTCATTCTTGTTCGTCGACATGATAGTTTAAAGTTAGCTCATCACCCTGATTAATATGCCTTATGGTGTGCAAATGGAAAATTCTGTAATCGTCCCAATCCAAAAGTTCAATCAAGCAGCAGTTTGGGTTGGCGTGATGATTTAAAAAACCACCTAACGGAGTGCGCACATAGCCGTTAATAATTGGCACTTTGATGTGCGTCATGCCAAGGTCTGTATCGGCGGTAATATTTTCAGTAGCAAAGAGTCCCAAGCCTTCAATAGCACTGTTTTTAATCGTCAGATTATCTGGCAGTGGTTTGTAATAAAATTTGTTAAATTTATATTGCACCGTTAGCTCGTAAAGTGTTTGTCATATCTGCGCCAGTTCTTTTTGAGCACATCGAGCCAATGCTCCATGTCCATAACACATATTTTGTCGTTTTCGTGCGGCCAATCGAGGTTCATGGCGTGCAGCGGCACGCACACGCGGATCGGTCTGCGGTTGAATTTAAAGATCAGGACAGGGATCTTGCCATCACTGGCACTGCAAACTTGGTCCCACCAGGCTTTTTTCAGCCATTCGCCTGCTTTGTAAAATTTACATTCAACCGCATGAAAGGGTATGTCGAGATCGCATAGATCTTTTTGTTGGTATTGGTCTAGATTGCGTTTTGTTTGGAAATCAATATTGTTATCGGCAAAAAAGCCGTTGAGAATCTTAGCTACGTCGCGTTCAAATTGTGCGCCCTTATTTCTAGAATTAATAGGCATTGATAAAGTTTCTCAAAACTTGCAAACAATTGCAAACTAAATTTATAGTGAGCCTAAGCCTTTATCTTCATCCTCAGTATTTTTTTCGATTGACAGCGCAGCTACTCCACCAGCGCCTGCGACAGGCGCGAAGGAGAACATCTGGTCTTGGAAGTATTGTTTCCGGGCGCCAGTTTTGAAAAAATCTTCGGTAAAGTCGTCATCAGTTTGTTTGATAACTTTTAAGCCGCGTTTTTGTAAGATATTAATAACATCTTGGCTGGTATCTTTGGGTACAATAGCGCCAGCAAATTCATCAAAGCCAACAGCTCGGATTGGTTTAGCCTCAAAGTATTCGACATTGCGGGTAGCGTTTTTGATAAATATATCTTCAAGGTCGTCTAGGAATCCTTTGGGTGGGTTGTCGTATTCAAACTTATTGCGCGTAAATTTTTCCAGCTCGTCAAAGTCGATGTTTTGGTTGTAAACATCTTTTAATAATTTTTGGTCAAATTTTTTGCCATCTTCAATAGCTATGCCGATGTCGTTAAGCATGTTACTGCCGACATTTTCATCGTAAAATGAACCTTTTGGAGTAAATTTTGCATCCAGAGTTGCAGGAAATTTGTATTTAGCTAATAGCTCATCTATTTGTATGCCAAAATGCATTGCGCTAGGTGGTTTATCAGTAAGCCTCCCACGTTCGGCTTTTATATCAGGCAGATCTTTGAACTCCTTGGACATGAGTGCTTTCATTCTGGCTGGCGAATAACCACCAGCAAAGCCTTCACCACCGCGTTGCGTTTCTTTTATCATGCTATTGACTGCGTTCTCGAGAGTGTAGGGTTTGGTAACCATGGTTTCTTCAAAGTCGTCAAAGTATTGCAACACGCCGTCTTGGGAGAGATATTTGTTTTTTTCTTTTTTTGCCCATTTTTTGAAACCTTTTGTTCCTTCAAATCCAGATACGAGGAGTCTAGGATCAGCGGCGGCTGATTTGAATGTTGGTAGGCTTGGATCAAATCCTTGATCTTTTAGATACTTAAGTTTTCCTAAATCAGAGTTAAAAAACCTGTCAAGTTCATCAAGCCGATTTTCTGGGTAATACATATTGTCTTTTTGCAAATTGCGTAAAGCAGATTGGCCTCGCTCAAGCTCATCTAGTTCGCCATACTCTTTTGCTAGCGCTTTGTACTCTTTGGTAAGTTTCGATTCAGCTCCTTCTTTGGCTAAACGAAGTTTCTTTGGCGCTCTTGGTGTGTAGGCATCAGCTGAATATATCTTGTTGCGAGGATCTATGGCTGGATCAAACTTTTCCGGCTTGCCAATTAGTTGAATTTTACCAAAGCCTTTGAGCGGGATCTCGCTTTCGGTTACGGCTAGACTGGGTGAAGGTAAACCGCCCATAGCATCAAAGCTGCGGATTGCTTCCTCAGAAGTATTGTGAACAAACATTAGGTTTTTAGATTTCATAGCATCGGAAAAATTTTTGGTGGCCTGGTCGGGTATAGCGTCTATGCCTTTTTTGACAACCGCTTTCGCTGGTGCGCCAGCTGCACCTAGAAAATCTAGTCCGGATAAAGCCACGCCGAGTTTATCGCCTTCGGCTTTAGCTAATTCACCACTGAGAAACGGTAGAAACTGAGCTATGCCTTTGAGGGTGTCGCGACGCCTGGACTTTGGCGATGGAACCATCGGTCTAGTGAGGTAGTCGATGACTGGTCCTTGGGATTGTCCAAGCACAACACTACCAAAAGGTTGGCGGCTAACAGGTTCAGCTATTCCGATATAAGGATTCAATGCGTTGATGCCGTCGGTTTCCATGTAGTGATTGTAGCTTAGGAAATGTTGGCTAGTAAAGTTGAGGGGTAGGAATCATTTTTTGATGTGATTCAGTGTATCAAACCTAGTTATAACTACAACTGTAAACGCGCTAGCCAATATTGGGGTGTAGGGGTCCCTAATATGTCTTTTTCCCTGTAAAAAAGCGGTTCCAAGGGACTCCTGTTACTGTTGTGCTCACAATTTGCACTTATTTGCATAAAACAATACATGTTTGCAATAGGCTGAAAGCCTTGCTACATAAGGGTTTCAGAGGATCTTGCTTTTTTTCTGAGATTTTGGCGTTAAAAAAAAGCGACCACGATTACGCAGTTATACACCTATTTATCTTTATGCGAATAGTCGTCAGTATTTGCGCCGAGTAATTGTCCCAATCTTTCCTTAATTTGCTCCCGGCTCATCTTCTCAAGGTTGGCGTTAATGTTGATGTTCTGAGATCTATTGATAGACAAACCAGCTAGCTGGTTCAGCTCTTTGATCGCTGACACGGCCGCATTGTATTGTCCTTTCTCGTATGCACTTTCCATCACCTTCCACAACATCGTGCCTGTCTTCTGTGGCGTGATCGCATACTTCTCTGCCAGCTCATCTTGTTTGATCCGGATTGCTTTTACCACGTTCGGATACGTCTTCCCATTCAACAGCTTGTTCGCGCTTGCGCTCGGAAATTCATAACCAGCTTTTCTGGCAGCCTCGGTCATACCGCACGCACCTTCGGTGTAGTGCCACACAAAGCTGGCCTGCATTTCAGTCAAGCTATATTCATTATCCTTATCAAACTGAATCGGCGCTGGTGATTTCTTACTGGTTGGCTTTTTTGGTCTTGGCATGTTTATCCTTCTTCTTAAATATTCTCTCCCACTCCCGATTATAAACCGTCTGTTTGCCGGGACGTCTTTTAGAACCCTTACTCATCAGTGTACAGTGTAGAGTGTATAGCACTTCTATTATATATATTATGTAACGCGTAAGAATGTATTCTTATACTTAACCTTATTATAGTATATATATACACTATACACTTATATATAGGAAACGTAGTCATAGCAAGGGATTGCGACAGGGTACAGCTACTTTTACTATACCCTGTGCTATACCCTTTTTCCCCTTGAAATCTCATCGAAAGAAGCGATCCGTGATAATCGCGGCGATCCCCGTGACCACAATCGAGGCCACGAGCACTGAAAAAAAGGTAACAGCTGCCACCTCAATTATCTCTTTTAGCACCTCAATCATCGTATTTAAAGTCCCCAAAAACACCAAGCTCCGCTCTCATTCTATCTAACGCTAGCTGTATATAATCTTCGTTCAGCTCTAACAAAATAGCATTGCGATCATTGCCTGCAGCCACAATACCCGTTGTTCCACTACCAGCAAAAGGATCTAAAACTGTGCCACCCACAGGACAACCAGCTAACACACACGGCTCTATTAAATCCATAGGAAAAGTTGCAAAGTGTGCTCCCTTGAATGGCTTAGTGGTAACAGTCCAGACTGAGCGTTTGTTTCTTTTGAAACTACCATCTTTAGAATATCTTTTTGTTCTTTTAATGTTAGCATTTGTTTCACCTTGTTTTATAGAACCTGCTTTTTCATAGCTATCTGCCCATTTACGCTCATCTTTGCCAACACAATCCTCTTTAATCGCTTCATTATCAAAATAATATTTAGGACTCTTACTTAATAAAAATATATATTCGTGTGCTTTTGTACATCTATCCTTGACACTCTCTGGCATGGGATTAGGTTTATGCCAAATAATATCTTGACGTAAATACCACCCGTCTTGTTGTAAAGCTAATGCAACTCTCCAAGGTATGCCTATTAGATTTTTCGGAGGTAAATTTGTTTTGACATTTATATTACCTTGTTTTTTCTGTAATTCTTTTCTCCTACTAACAATATAACCTTCTTTCGCATTTGCATTAAATCCTTTGCCCTTTTGTTGCCCATAACTATCACCAAGATTTAGCCAAACTGTGCCATCATCTCGCAATACTCGTTTTACTTCTCTAAATACCTTAACCAAGTTATCAACAAATTCTTCTGGTGTATCTTCCATGCCAAGTTGACTGTCTTTCTTGATTGCACCACATTTAGGACATTCTTTTTCATAATAACCTTTGGTCTTTGTACTCTCTCTTGATGGGCGATTTTTATTAAATTCTTCATTTCCCATTTTTTTTGTTGCATTTGGATTTGCTACATGATCGCAGTCTGGATCTCCGCCCTCCCATTCAGCAGTACCATAATCACGCAAACCCCAATATGGTGGACTTGTTACACAAGTATTAATACTTTGATCTTCTAGTTTTTTTAGGGACTGCAAACAATCACCTTTTATAATCTCAATCATCAAAATTTATCCGCGTATGAGCCATAATTTTCGTCATCTCCAGCTGCGCTGTAATCCAGATCAAAGATCTTCTTGCCGTTTGAGCGGCGCGGCTCGATGCCTCTATCGTGTAACACCCGACTTGCTTCTTTGAAGTCAGGCATCCTTGGCGCCTTAATGCCAAGATCACGCAACAATTTCGTCATTTGTACTGGCTTCGTATCCTCACTCTCAAAGTCCACATGCTCCAAGATCAGATCCTCCACACTCGACTGCGTACGATATTGCTCGTTGCTGTTTTGCAAGAGCTCACGCTCATCTGGCGTCAAAAACCAATTCTTCTGTCCAGGCACATACATCGTCTCTTTAACCTGCGCCCACAGCTGTTGCATGTTGACGCCATGATTGACATTGATATCACGCACCGCCAACACCCAAAATCTTCGATTCCCCGACGTATCCGTCAAAAACTCGCGTGCATTGACTGACGCATAAAACGCCGTCCTGCGCTGATAGGTCGTAAACGCCCGGTCATAGGGCAACCTCAGCTCATCCGTCTTCGCCGTCACAAACGCTTTCAGCTGATCGATGTCCGATTTTTTAAACGTCGACTCGATCTCGCCTAGCTCGACAATCCAATGGCTAACCGCCCGCTTCACGCTGTCTTTATCCGACGGATTCAGCGTTGCACCTTCTAACAGCCAACCTTTATTGTAATCACATAGTCGCTTAAACCATAAGGTTTTCCCGAGTCCTTGAGCGCCTTGTAATACGAGAATCCCTTCGAGCTCAACGCCATTCTTTTCAAAGGCAGCAGCTACGCAAGATATGAGCCATTTTTTCAACAACATATCGCGTAACTGCGCCGACTCCTCCGTTGTCAACGAGTCCAAAAAGTCTGGCAGTCTATCGACTCCATCCCACGGCTCGCTCTCTATCCATTCTTTCACCGGGTTGTATTCGCGTGCTAACACTTTGAGATAGTCGCGCACTTTAGTATGTGGTATGCCCATATTAATGCACCGATTTTCAATCTCTATCAGGCTGGCTTCCTCGTACATGTCAGCAATAAAATCCATGTTCGGTATATCTATCTCCATCTTTTTCTTTATCACGTTGTAGCGCACATCAACGCCATGCGTTGCTAACACCCCACCGATATTGTCTTTGGTGTTCAAGAAGCGTCCGCTTGCAGATCTGACAAAGTCGAACTCCACCGGGACATCGACACTCTGCATGACCACTTCGCCTTCGACGACAGCAACTTCGTTCTTATGGTCATTATAGTCGCCCTTGCTCTCAGGCATTTGAATCTCAGCATAGCCACCGACTTTCTTAATGTAAGCTGCCGCTTTCTTGGCTTCTCGCTCACCTGTTTTACTATCGTCGTTATCGGCAACAAAGACGTGTTTGTGATGAGGAAAGTATTTATACATAACCTCAGCTACTGGCGCGAGATTAAACGCATCAAAAGCCACCACTACCGGCTGCGATCTATCTGCATAAATCGACGCTGCGGTCGCATAGCCTTCGGCATAATTGAGGGTATCTGAACTATTAAAGATCTCTCTGCCGAGCAGAAAAAAGCTACCGCTTTTTTTAGAACCAGTGAGAAAACGCTTAGAACCATCGGTAGCGATAAACTGAAGACCAACGATAGTGCCTTGACCATCCTTCATCGGGATCACTAAGTTATCATGCGTGTCCTTTTTCAAGCCATACGATAAGACCTGTTTGTTCTCCAAATACTCATGTTTAACACAATCCTCAGCTCGATCCCAAATGGACTGCGCTCGCTGTGCGGCCTGCGTATATTTTTCGGCTGTCTTGACCTCAGCTTGGCGTCGTAGCTCCTCGATCTCCGCCTTCTGCGCTTTGGTCATGCGATACCTTTTACTGTTTTCTGGTTTCCAAGTAGCTGTGGGTTGATCCGTGCTGACTCGATAATCGCCTAGTCTACCGTAGGGGGATGATTGATCGAGCCAAGCCTGATACCAACCCACGAGCTTACGCTGATTGCCGATATTGATGTAAGCTCGACCTATAGAGCCATCGGTAATCAATCCCTTATTGGGATCGGGTTCATAGCCATGCTCGGCTAAGAAATCTCTAAACTGAGAGGTGTAATCCTTAGTAAAAGGTTTGTTGAAATTTTTGTTAGGTCCTTTAATTTTTAATGACATCAATCCATCGCTTATTTTTTGTGTTTACTTCTTTTATAAAAGTGTATAGAATATTACCCAAGTTTATTATAATTTGCAAACACATTATGGAGGAATATACATGAGTTTAACAATAAGCGGAGAGAACAGCGGTGAAGACCGACCAAAATTACAACCAGGCATTTATCTTGGCGCCTGTTATCAAATTGTTGATATGGGTGAATCCAACATTACTTTCCAAGATACAGTAAGTAAGAAAAAAAGAGTGCAACTAACCTTTGAGGTAACCGAAGCATTAGATCCTAACAACAACGAAACTTTGATGCCAGATGGCAGACCGTTTGTGGTTTCTAAAACTTATACAGCATCGTTATTTGAAATGGCTGCGTTGCGCAAACATATAGAAAGTTGGAAGGGTAAAAGTTTGACAGAGCAAGAACTGCAAGGCTTTGATATAACAAAGTTACTAGGGAACACAGCAAGGATTGAGGTTGGGCACACCAAACCTAAACCAGATGGCACTGGAGGCGGCAACCAAAAGATTGTTAATCTGCAAAGACCAGACGGCGGTGTTCAACAAGTACAAACTCATAACCAACAACAGTCTTTTGATCTTGATGTTTATTGTGAATACCTAAAAGGCAACAAAACGCCAGCAGGGCAAGCAGCATCGGATCTTTTCGATGGCTTACCCGATTGGCTTCAAGGCGAGATACAAAAAAGTTTTGAGTACATAGCTGCGGATAAACAAATGCCCGAAACCACGATGGCTGATGATTTATCTAATTTAACCGATCGAGCTGCGGCGGAAATGAACAGTCCTGACTTTGCTAGCGACGATAGCAAAGGCGGATTAACTGAAGATAATATTCCGTTTTAGTTTGTAGGCAGGCGACAACCCTCCTACTCACATTACTCCATGAGTGAGTCGCCTGCTGCCTTACCGAGGACATTATGTTTGAAGATATGAAACCAGGTATATACGAAGATATACCATACGAAGAATATGCACAGATCCCAGCGTTTAGATCTCACGATCTGACTGCGGTCATCAAATGCCCGTATCGCTGGAAGCATCAAAAAGAAATGGCGCAAACACCAGCTCTACTGGAAGGCCGAGTTCAACATACTGTATTTTTAGAACACCACAACTTTGACAAAGAGTTTGTGATCCAACCCAATATTGATCGCCGCACCAAAGTCGGCAAAGAAGACTATGCTAACTTTATGGAAACCGTCGGTGAGCGTACAGCAATCAGCCGGGACCTGTATGACGTTTGTATGGAGAGGCGTGCTGTTGTGCAAGACTATGTGCCAGCTAAAGATCATAAAACTGAGCTGACGCTCGTCTTTGAGCTGCATGGCCATCCTTTTAAGTGTCGACTCGACTGGTATGACGGTGAGCGCGTCTGGGATCTAAAAACCTGTCGTGACGCTTCACCGCGTGGCTTTCGTAACGCAATTAACAGTTTTAACTATCACATGCAAGCTGCGTTGTATGTAGATGGCTGTAAAGCCTCTGGCTTGCGTGCTGATGGTTTTAACTTCCTTGCACAGGAAAAGGCACACCCTTATCCATACGGCGTTTATACGCTATCTGATGAAGCGTTAGAGTATGCCAGAGCTCGTAATGAGCAAGCGTTAGATTTGTTATTGAAGTGTAAAGATAAAGATGATTTTAGACCTTACAACCTAGACGGCGTCCAAGTTGTAGAGATCTCAGATTTGTATTAATTTTTAGTCTAAAGAATGGTATAAATCTACGGTTTTTTGCTTATCACATAGCCAGAAAACCAATAGATATCTGTCACCACCTTCAACAGGCAAGCCTTTATGTAGGTTGTTAAACGAAGGAAACATAAGTGCATGTCCTGTCGGCAAGGGCGCTACCTCACCATAATTGTGAAACGCCGTGCCGCCACCTTTATACTTACCAGTATTCAACGGCACCACCACTGATATATCTGCCGATTCATCATGGTGCCAAGCGCCTTGTTGTTTTTCTTTGAGGTTGTAGTTGGCTATTTGGATGCTTGCAGGATCTTTACAGTCGCGCTGCCAAATGGCATTGAAGATCGGATTTAATACTGTTTGCACTACAAACCACATGGTCCGATACAGCTCGGGCACATGTTCTTTTAGAACTATCTCTGGGATCTGTCGCAGTGTATCTTCCTCAGCATTGCCCTCAAAGCCTATCTCCTTTTTCATGTGTTCTATCTCGCGTAGCAAAATAGTACAAAAGTGTCTGCGAAACAAAGGAAAGCGATAGATCTCTGGATAGATTTTTTTGACCACATTATGCACCGGAGTTTTGGCCATATCCTTCATACCATTACTAGCTTTATATTTAATCACGGCTGGAATACTGTCCTGGACAGCTTGATACGTCGTATGGTTTATCATCCAATGCGACTGCATGCTCAACAGATAGTTTCTAAGTTTATACATGCGATTTAGTATATCAGATAAATATAAATAAGATGTTGTATATTTGTGTAAATTTTTATAGAATATACCAAACCATAAATATATTTATATAAAAAATTATGAGCGAAGGAAAAGAAATTAGAAAAAGTTTAGCAGTAGATCCTAGCACTTATGATCTGTTGTGTGAGATATGCGCAAGTGAGCACCGATCTAAAATAGATCAGCTCAAAGTGTTAATACAAAAAGAACACAAACGATTAGCTACGGTCAATGCAGATGAAGCTGTTTAACAAAATCATGGCTAAAACTAAACCAACACCGCAGTCTTATCGCCCGGTTATGGAGGCGCAAGAGATTGTCGATGTGTTTAGTAGAACCACACTACACCAACAAGCTGCATTGTTAAGACTGATTTCAAGAAACGTCATTATTAATGTAGATGGCCAAGATATTCATGGCTTAGATCTAGATTATGAAGTTGACGGCGCGATTATAAAAGCTACTGAGTCTTCAAGCTAAAGATCCCAACCCACCCATTTGTCGCATTGCGATCTCACGATCTCTTTCATCTGGCAATATAGTCGGCGACAACATTTGTGGTGGCGCTAGATCTGATCCGGGCAAGTCAAAGGCTGGTTGCTGCGGCGCTTGTGTGGTGCCACTAGCACCTTCAATTTCTCGTAAAAGCTCCTCATAAGTTGGCTGTGAAGGCTGTTGACCACCCTGATATGGTTGCACACTAGGATCAGTTATAGCATCAACTCCCTCTGCTGCTCCACGAACTCCTGTCTGTTTCAAAAGAAATTCATTAGTATTAAAAAATCTGTAAGTATCTTCTAGTGTTTTTGCTACATCTGGATCTGCTATAAGCTGATCGGTTAAAAGTTTTAAGTAACCTTGTTGTTGGTCTTTTGCAATTCTAGCAACCACATCTTCGCCCAATTTCCCTGACAAATAACGACCAGGTAAGTTCAGCAGAGCTAACGCAGTTTGCGCAGCTTTAGTGCCACTACCAAGACCTTCATAGGCTATTTGTCCAGCCATCTCCGTTAAAGGCTGCGTTGGTGAACCGCCCACAGGTATACTAAAAGCTCTTCCCATCAACTCATTCATCCTATAAAAGTTTTCAAACTCTTCTGGACTTAACATCTCCTGCATCATTGCTTTTATCTTATTTTGTTGAAAATGTTTTTGTAATCCTGGCATACCTTTTTGCAATTGTTCAGCTCTAAAAAACCTATCATATTGATCTAATATAAATTGTTTTTTTACATCTTGAAAAAGCTCTGGATCAGCTGCTTGCAAGATTCTCCTAGAGTTTCGTAAAGACTTCAATGATACATTAGGGTCAAATAAATTTTTCATAGCCGTGGCGGTTTGTTTGTCGGTCATTAACCTCCCAAATTTGCCAATGGCACTTTTTTCAACTAATTGCAAAGCCGGCTTGTTGGGATCATAAACCCTTCTAGCCTGTCTATATAAAGGCGCAGACTCATCCATCAGTGCTGTCATACTATTCATTATGCTAAATATTGTTCCAGAGTCTCCTGTGCCTTTACTTTGAAGACCTAATGCTAATTGCTTCATCTCAGTGGTTCTTCTAGCGTCAAGCTCCATTAAATCATCCACCAATGTTCCATCTTGACGATAAAACATTTGCTTAAATTCTTTCAGGTTCTCGACTGTTGTCGGTGGAGGCTCCACAACTCTAATTACTTTACCACTATCATCTAAAACCTCGCCAGCTATCTTGCTGTCTATCAAATCAATGACACTGTCTATATTATTAACCTTTATACCTTCGGGAGCTTGTTTTAAAATGTCATATAGCCTTGTAGCTCTTTGTTTTCTTTTTTTCTGTAACTCATCTAGAACCCTTTTGCTTGTATCTACCAAACGTGTATTTACATCGCCAACTTTTCCTGCCTGTGAACCAATATCATCTGCGTATGCTGTAATTGCTTCAGCTATCTGACTTGCTTGACTATCATAGAACTGTGTAACTTGTCTAGCATCTGGCTGTCTACTTAAAAAATATTGTATATCTTTACCGCGACTTCCAATCGTGCTTGCTTGTGCAGGCGTCAAATCAAATCCTAGTCTATTTGCCTCACGAATCGTATCGTCAGTAGACCCGCGAAGCTCAATTAAATACCTTAAAGCGTCTGGATCTTTGTTAAAAACATTTAAAAGTCTCGAAGTACCGACTGAGCCTTGACCAAAAGGTATTAACGAAAAAGCAGATGAGATAAGCAAATCGTTGTGTGCAGCTGCTATCTCCTCTGGAGTGAGGCTATAAAACTGGTCTATGGTCGCCTCTCTAGCAGTCCTGTTTAATCCGCCTATAAGGTAATTACCACCAAATCCTCCTATCGCAGTGCTTCCGATAAGCACCGCTGCCTTTGCATAAGGATTAGGAATGGTTTGTTGCAACCTGATACCTGTTTTAAAACCTTGTCGAGCTCCTGCCATTCCACCACCAACATCAGATACAAAAGTAGAAGCAGGCACAATGTTAGGCGTAATTTTATCACCAAAGAAACCAACAGCTTCATTGTCTGGAAATTCTTTTGTATATTTTTTGCCTGCAAAAAGTTTTTCACCGACTGGATTTTCATAGTATAAGTCGCCGTCAATATTTACATATTTCATTGCAGCATTTTTATCGCCTGGAAACCTCTCTTGTGCAAGAAACTCAATTTTTGTGTCATCATCAAAAAACAAATTAGACTTAGCTTTTCTAATCGTATAATTATCTTGATCTTGTTGTTGAGATAAACCCTGGTCGCTTATGTCATTAATGTCCTCTAATATTTCTTCGTAGCTCTCACTCATTCTTGTAATGCCTGTATTTTTTCATCAATCTTTTGGATAAGTTCTTTTTTTTGATCGGGAGTTAGGCCTGCATTTGCTTGGATTGATTCTTTCTTACGTTCTAGCGCATCTATAGCTGGTAGCTTATTCATGGTATAAGAAGACTTTTGTTGACTTGCTGCATCTTGTCCTTCTCTATAATTTTTCGCCCACAAGTCTGCATTTAATCCTTCATCTGTTACATAAACATTGCCCTCCTCATCTATATGATTACCAGTTGCTATTTTACTCAATTCCCCAAACTCATCTTTAGTAGAACCCTCTGGAGAATAATTACTTTTTACAAATTTGCCATCGACTACTTTATTAAAAATTAAGTTATCGTTATACCAGTCGCCCATAAACAAGTCTAATTGTCTGGTTACCTGCGACGCACTGAGCTCGCCCTGTTGTTCTAACTTTTCTAATCTATCTGCCTCTGTGGCATAAGCGTTGGCAGCATCTATGTCTCTTTGTGCAACTCTTTTTAAATAATCAACCTGTTTTAAATATCCTACATAGTTTGAGCCCAAGCCGGGTGATGCCCTTTCAAACATTTCCATTTCTCTATTTGATATAGCACCCTTGGTTCTACTTACTATATCCATTGTAAAACCTAAAGATATCTGACCAGCCAAAATTTGGTCACCTATAATTTGATCTTGGTTTTCTGAGGTAAGTCCAAAACCCGATAACAATTGCCGTGGGTATAAAGTCAATTTTGCTACTGTACCAAAATTTTCTTTACCCAGTCTTTTTGCAATAGCTTCTGCTTCGTTGAGATTTGCAATGCTTGAAACACCGGCCTTTCTTTGTGTAAATATTTCTTCTTCTTGTTTGAACTGACGCTTTATTGCCTCTTTGTCTCTTTCGCTAGTTTCTTGACCTGCTATGTTTACAACACTACCAGGTGCCTTTGCTTCGACCGCACCCTTCACATATATAAGGTCATCTATGATGTCATCATTACTGTAATTGTCTCTTACTGTTGTTCTTATTATCTCTCCTGCATCATTTTTGTACTCAAAGGTTAATAAATCGCCTCGCTTATTGCGGTAATCTATGTTTTTCATTTCATATTCTGTTAAAAAATCCAAAGCCGATTTTTCGTCTTGCATAGCCATCTCTGCTGCTTGTAATCCTATTTGTCTACGCATTGCCTCATTTTCTTTTTCTGCTTGCTTTATGCGCGTTGAAATATTACCAAACCCTACACCTAAACCAGTAAAAGTTGAACCCATACCTGTATTTGGCGTTGACAAAAGACCTGCTCCTAATTCAGAAGCTACATCATAAATACTCATCTTTTTCTGCTTAGGCGCAAACTGTGACAATCTTTGTAAGTATTTGTTGTAGCTATCTTCGTAGTTTGCTTGTGACAATCGATCGTATAGATCTGTATATGAATCAGCATTTGATTCAGCAGCTCCGCCTTCATTAAATATGTCTACTTGTTCAGGTATTTGTGCTCGTGATATAGCCACTATTTACCTCCGCCGTACAACTGTCCTAATGCACCAAACGCCGATAGACCAACGCCAAGTCCTGCCTGCATTGGACTAGGCGGTGGCGCAAATTGAGTTGTAGTTGTAAACTGACCTGCCGGCGCCATACCAATAAACGGAGCCAATGCTTGATATTGAAGCAATGGTGTCATCTGTCGCTGTTGTAAATTACGACGTTGTGCATCTAACATTGCTTGGGCTTGTCCTTGTTGCTGTGATCCCATGCCATAAAGTGCAGCTATGTCAGATGCAGATGCGCCTGCTGCTTGCGCTCCTAGGCCCTGTAAACTTGTTCCAAGACCAAATTGCCCACTATATCTTTGTTGTCCTATATCTTGCTCGGTTTGTCCTAAACCACTCAGAGCGCCCGCTAATGCTTGCGAACCACCAAAGCCTTGACCTGCTAAACTAGCTAAACCTGTGCTTGCAGCTCTTTCCGCAGCTTTTTGTCGAGCAAACTCGCCTAAACCTGTCTGTTGAGCCTCTCTAAAGCCTCTAGAGCGTATGCCACCCAATGCCTCAGCCAAACCCCTTCCTAGTGCTTCTTGACGCTCTCCTGCGCCGAGACGAGCTCTAGAACCAAAGGCAGACTCACCACCTCTTGCAATATCGCTAGCTCGTGCTCCAATATCTGACTTAGCACCTTGCTCCATAATATCTTCGATAGTTTGTTGCACTACACGATCTTCAAACGGATCATAGAATCGATCCGTCATACTTGGATCATAGCCACCTAAAGTGCCTCTGAGTATATCAGCTGATTCGCCTAAACCCTCTTGTAAAGATCCAACTCCTCCCTTAGTTGCTTCTAGCGCTCCGATGGCAGCAGTTCTACCTCTTTGTAAGCCTTCTTCTAAGGCTTGCGTGCCAGCACCAAAAGCTTGTCCTGCGCCTTGTAAATATGGATCTTGCATGCCTAGCGCTTCTCTTTGCATTTGCATGGCTTGTAATTGATCTGGACTAAAACCAGCTACTTGTTCGTCAATAACGACAGGATTACCTTGGTCATCGTAAAATACTTTTTCGGCAGCTCGCATCGCTCCTGGAATAAAGCCACCTTGACCACCGATACCAAATAATAATTGCTCTGTTAGCGGATCTAAGCCAGTTGCGACCTGAGTTACGCCAGCAGCAAAAGGTTGCTCGTTAGCGATTGTAGGCGTTTGCATTTCATCGCCTGTGGTTAAGTCTTGTTGTTGATCTACTAAACCAGGTGCACCACCACCAATATTATCAGGGCCTGTAGGAGCAAGGCCTTCTATTACCCTATCTTCGTACGCAGGCAATCCCTTTTGTGCTCTCTGTTCGTTACGTTTTCTTGATAACTCTCTTTGAACACCTAAAATTCTTTCTTGTTGTTCCTCAAGGGAGGGCATACCTACAAAAGGGGTTTCCTGTGCACGCCTTCTTATTTCTTCATCTGTAATATTTGAAAGATCTTCCACATCAAAAATGCTCCTTGGTGCAGAAGGAGGATCAAAAGTTTCACCTCTTTCATCAAAAGTCCGTGAACCACCTGGGAATACTAAGTCGTCTCTACCTCCTCTTGATACTGGTATTGGCCCGCCAGGAGATATAGCCAACATATTTCCTACACCTCCACTTGCGCCGCCTATTGATATAGGGGGTTGTGGTCTAAAATTAGTTCCTGCTCCTGATACAGGTATCGGTGGTAATTCGCTACCAGGTAAATCATTGCTGTACAATCGTGATTGTCCTGGAAGGACATTTGAATATCCGCTTGGTGGTTCTGGCTCTCCTGTTATAGGTCGATTAAAGGGATCTCCGCCTGGTGTGGTGTTTACTGTACCACCCTCGATTCTTGGCAAAGGTTTAAGGTCTATACCTGTTGGTTCACCAAATATAGGCCCGTCATTTATAAGCTTGTCATCTTGTGGAGGTTGTAGTCCTCGGTTTAGATCTTGTTGTCTTTTTATTTTTTCCGCTATTCGTTGCGTTGGTTTAGGTCTTTGCAGACCTTGACTATCAAAAAGGGGGACAAGAGGTGATGATATTGCTGTTGGCAACTCGATCGTATCTGTTGGTGGTGTTACGCCACCTGAACCAACAAATTCGCCATCTCTTCCAATTATTTCACTTGGTCTAATTCCTGGGCCAAACCCAAAGTCTTGCTCCGCTGGCTTAGGTGGTCTTGGTGGACTTATACCAATATCAGGAACCCGATCAAAAATGGTACCGCCTGCTGGTAAAGGTTTCGCAAAATCTCGTATGTCTGGTGCATCTTCTTTGATACCTAAATCTAAATCACCTGGCGGCTGTATTGGTAATGGTTGTTGTAAAGCTCCAAGCCTGCTTTCAAAGTCATCTAATCTTGCTATCAATCCACTTGGATCAAAAGCTGGTGGAGCTGCAACTGGCTCTCTGTTTTCTAGTGCATCTAACCTAGCTTGCAAACTGCTAGGATCAAATGCAGGAGTTGGCGCAACTGGTTGCACATTTTCCAAAGCAGATAAACGCTCTTGCAATCTTGAAGGATCAAACTGCGGCATTTCTCGGTTTTCTAGAGCTTGTAGTCTGTTTTGCAAGCCACTTGGATCAAATGCTTGTGTTGGTTGTGGTATATCTATACCTTCTCTTGCTATGTTTAAAAACTGTTCTCTAAAATCATCTGGGTTGAACGTTGGTGCTTGTCTATTTTCTAACGCACTTAGTCTGTTTTGTAAAGCAGAGGGATCAAACTGAGGTATATTAGATATACGATCACTTAATCCTTGTATACCAGCTTGTAATTGTGAAGGATCAAATTGTGGTATCTCTCTACCTTCCAAAGCCTGCAACCTATCTCGTAGAGCAGAATCATCAAACTGTGGCACTTCTCTGCCCTCTAAAGCTTGCAATCTATTTTTTAGGGCTGTGTCATCAAATTGTGGAATATTGCCCAATAGATCTCTGTTTGCTTGTATCTGTTGTTGTAATTGTGATGGGTCAAACTGTGGAATGTTTGCTAATCTATCTTCTAAACCAGCTATGCCTTGTTGTAATTGTGTTGGGTCAAACTGAGGCAAATTAGCCAACCTATCCTCTAAACCACCTATTTGAGATTGTAAACCAGATGCATCAAACTGTGGTATTTCTCTACCCTCAAGTGCTTGCAATCTTTTACGCAATGCAGAATCATCAAATTGTCTTAAGTTTGCTAGTCTATCTTGTAGTCCACCTATTTGACTTTGCAAGTTGGTAGGATCGAATTGTCTAAAATTTGCGAATTGATCTTGTAAGCCAGCAATACCTTGTTGTAAAGCAGATGGATCAAACTGTGGCACACGTCTCTTCTCAAGCGCTCTTAATCTTCTACGAAGTTCAGAATCATCAAAACTAGGAGGAGGTGGCACAGGTCTGCCAACTGCAATAGGATTTGATATAGGACTTCTACTAGGTCTGCCGATTGGTGCCATAAGCATTGATCTCATATTCATTACACTTTACCTATATCGTTGTATTGCTCAAACATCTTCATAAGTCTATCCATATTTCTTGCGCCCTTTTGTCTGTCAGGTTTACCGCTTGGCATAATTTCTATACCAGTTTCTGATTTTGTGATCTTAAATCCACCTAAACCATTGTTAGCTGCAGATGTCATAACAAATTCTCCGTCACTTAACATTGCAGGTATATCATCACTTGTGCCTGTACCTGGGCCTATTGACGGGCCACCCATACGCATATCTAATTCTTGTAATCCACCCATTGCTGCAGGTTTCCTAATACCTAGATCGAAACCCGTAAACGTAGGTGCAGGCATAAGATCTGGTCTTATTGATTGTCTTATATCTTTTAGTCCACCTTCTTTCTTTTTAAAATCTTCTTTTACAGCTTTGCCATACAATGCAGCTAATGCCATCAGACCAGCGTTACCACCTATCCCATCTCCTTGTCCTTTTATTCTATCTTCAATGCCTTTAATAAAATCAGGTGTTTTGCCTTCACCAATTAACATTCTACCCAAATTAAACCCGCCTGATCTTGGAACATTAACACCAGGTATAGCTATGGTGTCGCCTGCTACGATTGCATTTTTGTCAGTTATCATTGGGTTGGCTGCCATCAACTCTTCTACAGAAATGTTATTAGCTGCAGCAATGCTTGTTAATGTATCCCCTTGTTGTATGGTTTGTTCAGTTGGCTGTCCGCCACCCATGCCAAAAAGTCCTCCTATTCCACCTCTGACAGCCGCTGCCGTGTCAAGTATACCTTTACCACCTAATAATTTTGACCCAATACCTGCTTTGATACCTAATTTTGAACCTATTGCACCTAGTCCTTTTCCTAAAGCTCCTCCAACTCCAGGTATTAATAGGGCTCCTGCTACAGGTGCAACTTTTTTTACTACCTTTTTTAGACTTTTACCTAATTTTTTGAGAAACCCAAACTCAGCCATACCTGTAATTGGATTGATTGACATGCCTTGACCTACAGTATATTCATTCGGATCAAGTCCTACAGCGATCATTTCTTGTTTTATTGTTTCTTGAGTTTCTGGAGATAGCACTGGTGGTACAACCATTTCGCCTGGTGCTACGTGGGCTATCATTGAATCTTCTCCTCTGCCTAATCCTGCTATGCCTTTGCCTGAGTTGTCAATTCTATTCATGCTCAAATTATTCCTCGTTACATGTTAACCAAAATACCAAAAGGTATCTATCTCCTGATTCTACTGCTAGCCCTCTATGCATATGCGTAAAACTAGGAAAAATAAGAGCGTGGCCTGTAGGTAATGGCTCGACTGTACCACGTTTTAAAAACTCAGTTCCGCCACCTTTGTAGTCACCTGTATTTAACGGGACTACCATACTTATATCAGCACTTGCATCATGATGCCAAGCACCTTGTTTTTTATCCTTTAAATTATAGTTTGCTATTTGGATTCCACCCCCGTCTACGTGCCTATTCCAAATATTCAAAAATATAGGATTACCAATAGTATATATTGTTTGCATTAAAGATTGAAATATTTGTGGACAATTATCTTGAAAAGTAATTTCTGGTATTTGCCTCAAATTATCTTCTTCTGGGTTTGGTTGAAATCCAAAAAAAGATTCTAGGTGTTTCATTTCATCAAGTAATATTTCACAAAACTTGTCGGAAAAGAAAGGCACGGTATAAACGTCTTTTAATGGTTCTTCTATAATTTTGTCTAATGGTGTTGATTTTGGCGAATTTGTACCACTTTTTTCATAGAAATCTACAATTGGGTTGATTGAGTCTTTAACTGCTTTTAGGGTATCTTTTTGTATGTACCAATCACTTGGATATGTAAGTAAAAGGTTTTTTGGTTGGTAGATAAGGTTTTCAGCAGCGTTTATCATAACTCTATGGTGGTTGCTCCTGCTATGGTTACTGTTACTTTACCAACAGCAGATGTCATTTCAAAACCTTTTGCTAAAGTTCTTTCACCAATATCAACCCATATGTTGCCAACATAAACTTGTAGCACGCCAACCGTTGTATTCCAAATAATACTACCATCGTTAAATTGCAATTTATTTTTTTCAGCATCAGATATTTGTCTTATATTGTCGGTATCAACAGCACCCAAGTTAATTTCCAATATTCTTACTAATCTATTAAAAACATCAGATGTAACCTGCTCAGAGGCAAGTGGCAATTGAGTTTGAAGAATTTTACTCATCGTTTGCCGTCTGGCTTAATATCAATTCTTGTTGCTCCTAGTCGCCACCCAATAGATAAATTACCGTCATTGGGTGCATCGTCATCAGATTCAAAGCGTAATGCTATTTGTCTTGATCTACTTCTTACAAAGACTTGTTGCGTATTAGCAGATACTGTATTGGTAGAATTAGTAGTTAATGAATCACCAGGAAAGTTTCTAGTTTTAAGTACTATATTGACATTACCACTATTTACATCTTCAATAAATTTGTAATCAGGTATGATACGTTTCAAAAAACTAAACTGGTCGCCATCGCCAATGTCCAAATCAGAACTTTCTATGAAAACATTTGTCATAGGTGACCCATCATCATTGAAACCTTTTTCTTGTTGGTAAAGCACAGCGTCACCCACAGCTCGTGGATAATTCTCAATGCCAGAATCTAACCAAGCTGTTCTGAGTAGTTGCCCATAAAACCAAAGGTTTTCAACATAATTATAAATAACATATCTATCTATTTCGTCAGAACCGCTAGAACAATAAAACCAACCAACTTCACTCTTATCTTTGATGGTAAATGCATGTATTTTAAAAGATTGAACGAGGTTTATATCATTGAAAACATAATTATGCACAGAGCATGGTAATGTTTGTACTGACCCATTATAAGAGTAAAAATTGTTATAACTCATCCAAAACACGCCATTTGGCGCGGTTATGGCACCTTTTGGTGATATTAGACCCGTTCCCTCATTAATTAAGTTGATACCAAAGGTGAAAGGTGGCCCTATAAACTGCATACTATAAAGAGCAGTGTCCGTCCAAATTAAAGTCTCTTGCCTCGCTTTAACACCACCGATAATAGATGAGCCACTTGACAATCTCAAAGAACCTGCAGTGTTCGTTGTCAAGGGCTCAAAATCTAACTCATTTTCCTGATCGCTAAATGCTACTAACATTGGATCTATGGTACCTGTTCGGGTTGATCCAGCAATAGGATCTGCGCCTAAAACAATTAAATGTCTATCTTTTTCTGATGTTAACACTTGTAGTGCTTTTGTTGGTACAAGGTTAGCTCCAGAGATAGCTGATAGTTCAACTGCTCTCGTAGTCAGACCACCAGACTCTAGCCATCTGAATATGCCACCATTACGCTGATTTATAATTAAATTTTCACCAAAGTTATCATGTGTCCATGTTCTTAGCTGGTTTGTATCTGATAAAGCTGAAGCTTGACCAAATGCACCAATACCCCAACCATTGAGCCCCCAACCAGTACCAGGTACATATACATCAAGGCCAACATTAACTTGATAGGCACCTACAACACTTGATCCACCATTACCAGTATCAGAGGCATTTGCTGTAACCGTTGTCCCACTTGTGTCCTTTGCTTCTACGGTGTAGCTGTTAGCATTAACAACATTTGCAACTTGATATTCTTGATTGAGTACTGCAGCTGTAATATTGCCACCTAAAGACGATGCACCACTAAAAGTTACAAAATCATTTTGTACCGCACCGTGTGCTGTGTCTGCGACTGTTATAGTTGCGTCTCCATTTGATGCAGAGAAAGTAACATCACCAGCTGATGTTGTGGATCTTATAGGTGTTATGTCATTGAAGTTACCACCAGATTCTATGTAGTATTTCAAATGTGAACCTAAGCCTAAATATTTTGTACCCTCTAATGCAATCCATGGATGTAAAGCTCTTACTGTACCTAAGTATGTGCTATCTGTTAACTTTTCCCAACCTCCAAACTTTTCTGGTCTGCCTTTACGAAAACGCACTAAATTACAATCAAACCAGCCCCCCTCATTATCATAGGCAGTACCCTCTCTATTAATACCTGGCTTAAAAGTAATTTTTTGTAATGGCATACTTAAACCTCATGCCATTCTTTACCTTCAAACAGTAAAGATTCTGCTAATCTTCTACGCTCCAAACCTTCCAATACCTTACCACCAGCTTTGTTCCATCTTTTCATTTGTCCAGGAACTTCATCTTTTTTATTATCATTCAATACTTTTAACATAGTAGAATTATTCAGATTTGTAGGCCCAAGGTTGTAAGTCCATGCAACTAAAGCATCAAACTCATTTTGCTCAATAGGCACAAGTACAGCATCACTTACGTATGCACCAAACACAGGCAATTCTTCATTAAGCCACTGATCTGCTTGTTCTTGTGTGCAGGTATCACCCTCTTTTACATGTTTAGTCCGTCCGTAACCAATTGTCCAAACTCCAGCACTGCACTTATATGCTTCTAATTCACAACCCTCAAATTTTTTTATAAGTTGTTTACCCTCTTCAGAAATTTGCATGTTATTCTCCCTTGTCGTTTGAGTGAGATGCTCCAAAATAGAACGAAATAATAGCACTAGCTAACCCTCCTAAATATCCTAATACCAAATTAATTAACGCTTCACTGTTTTGTTCTGGTGGTTGTAGAGTTACTAAAAAAATATATCCAAGAAACCCACCAATAGTTGCTATACCTATGATACGTGCTGTCCAATCTTTACTAAACATACCTCTTGCATTTTGTTTATCTTCTGTTTCAAGCTTGAAAACATCAACTTCAAGTTCTTTCATTTTGACTTTGAAATCTTGTTCTGCTTTTTTTATCTGCATCATTTGTTCAGGAGTGGCGTTTTGTATTGCAGTTTGTATGTCCTTTGTATTATTAGGACACCCAAGCACATCTGCAATCATATTACCTGCCATACCTCCCATAGGGCCGCCTAAAGCTGTACCTATAGTTGGAGCAACTTGCCCTAATATACCCTTAATTAGTTTTTTCATAATATCACCGTGGTAAATACTGCTATTACAAGAGCACCAATAAAACTAAATACACCGAAGGTTGCCATTCTTATCGTTGTATTGATTGATGAGATCTCTTGTTTTATGTCAGCAAACTCGTTGAAAGCAGTTTTCCAACGTTCTGCGTTTTCTTTCTTTGATACAGCTAAATCTTTAGCTACGTCTTGAACTGTAAGTCTTTTGTTAACCATATTATCTAATAGTATATATCTGTAAAGATTGTTTTTTACCTTTTACTTTAATTGGTTTAAGTAATTCTAACTTAAAATTGCAAGATTTTTTAGTGTTATGGCCTATTATTAAATCTACGCCAACATCTTTAGTAGCACTTTCAAGCCTTGCAGCGGTGTTTACAGCATCGCCAATAGCACTATAATCAAAGCGTGTATCACTTCCCATATTACCTATTATTGCAAAGCCTGAATTTATGCCTATACCTATGTCTATTCCTAAATTGGATTGCTCCATGTCTGCCTGTATTTTCTGCGCTGCTAATATGGCTTTATTCTCATGATCCTTTAAATCTATAGGAGCATTGAAAATTGCCATCATTGCATCGCCAATATATTTATCAACCATACCCCCATATTCTTTAACCGCATCTGCCTGTATTGTTAAAGCTTTATTCATAATTTTTGTAACTTTTT